AACAAACCTAATGCTTATATGATCGCTATATCGGAGTCAAGTAGACCCCTCCCATGTCTCCCTAATCACCCATCACTCGCCTTATATATCGCCTAACTCAGGCTCAGCTGACATTATGTACAGAAACTGGGATATATAAGGAGGAACTGTCTTGATCGGCCTATGAACAAGAACAGCGAGATATGGATTGATTATACCAGGCAATCTTGGCTTAGTATCAAGCGACAGTTTAAATTCAACCTGTGAGAATGTCTCATGTAAGGCCATAAATGCAACCCGAGACTCAAATGTTGCATACATTCTAGACATCCTAACCCATGACGTTGTTTCTTCCATGTCATTTATTAGGTCCTTGCGGTAATTAAGTAGGTTTTTCTCTGAATAGCCGGTCTGATTGTATATATGCCTAAACTCTGTCTCCAAGTCTTTTAACGTGTCTACATCTTCAGATCGCAGCCACTTGTAGATCAGCATGTATGAGATAGCTTTCTCCCTGAATGATGGGGTGCCAGTTAACAGTGCACTGGCTAGCCCGAGCAGCTTATCATCTATCATAATTCTTTCCCTGCCCACATGGAATATATCTGAGGACTTCAAGAGTGCTAAATCACTGACTCTCTTAAGTGGTGTTGTTGATGAGGAACTAGGTAGCAAGTGATACCCTAATGAGGTTATCGTGTTCGTGGCCCATTCAGATATACTTGAAGAAACAATGTCAGTCTCTGGAGGGAGGCTATCAAGAAATTCAAAGGAAGCCTGAACTTCGTTCGGCATCACAGATATTGCTGGTCCTGCAGAATGAGCATAGCCTACCACAGTATACTTGATCCTATTCCTCGTTGATGTCAAATATGCAATTGAATTTCCAGATCTTGCTGACGATATGTAGGTTGTGATTCTCACAACATCAGCCAAGCTATATGTGTCGACACAAAAGAATGATGGGGAGTTATTGCTATTTAAGTGAAAAACAGGCATATGATCCTGCGTCTCGTCTGGTAAAAATTGGTTATTGTACAGTAGGACGCCAAGGTGATTCGGCAAAGGTTCACCAATCTTGAACTCATAACCACCTTGTTTTATAGACGATAACAAGAAGCACCCAAAAGCTGCCCTACATTCGGTATTTGTCATATCTCTCTTCAGTAATCCATGGAAGTGACCGTATGGTAGATCAGGCTGCATTAATCTGATTGATATTTGGCCAATATTTGCAGCTTCCTCTGCTATAACCTCTCTAAAAGTTGGCGAGTATATTCTCAGCTTTGAAACGCATTTTCTAAGAATGATCTCGTAGAAAAATGTCAGTAATGAGACTATCTCACTGCGAGAGGGACTGTAAGGAAACCTTTCCCTCTTCCTCAAACAGTATTTCACAAGACTGACTAACCTTGAGAATGAGGATGGTTTCATTGGCTCAGACAGGGCCCTAGTGTGGTCAATATGAGCATTCCGACCCTGGCCATCACGGGCAAATCGGTCCTCAAACTCGGATCTTAGCTGACCATCAACACCCACTTGAATTATATTCTGTGATTTGATATAGTCTATGACAGTGTCTATCTCATCATCGGTTGGTATATAGTTAGGTCTGAATTCCTTTCTAACTAGAGTCATCATGTTGATTCCTACCTGGATAAACTTGGCTGTCTCAATCTCTGCCATGATCTGGTTATATGGGTGCGTTGCAGATCGATGCTCAGATGCTCTCATAAGTGGGTTCACTATCGATATCACATTCAGAAGGTCATCAATTCTGGTCATCCCCCTTAGGTTTAGCTCGACTGCTGATCTCTTTGAGTCCCAGCCATTCTTGCTACACACTGTGTATATATGCTCTCTTGTTGCCTCAACCATAGATTTTATGGCTTTCACCCTAACTGATGTTGCTTGTGTTGACTGGCAGTTCTTTGAGTCAATGACAGCCACTGGGATAACTGCATTCTTGAGCACTGAGTTCTTCTCGTTCCACTCTTTATAGTCTTCTTCAAGTGTTTTGAACATATTCTCCACTTCTACCCAAGGCGGTAAAATTACACCAGCACTACTCAACATCTCATGATATCCAGAGTAGCTGTAAGAGAAGTTCGATGTGACGGCAGTGATGTCATATTCCACTGAATTTAGTCTACATATCTTTCTCGTGTACTTCATCAATTTGAAGATTCCCTCTTGAATTGCTCTCCTGTTTAACTCCGGGTTAGAAAATGGGACTATGGGCATCAATGCCGGTAGTACTGCACCAGCATGAAAGTCACTAATCGCCATCTTAGAGACCCAATCTGATAAGTCTGACACCCAAACTTCAATCGCGATTGCAGATACCTCTTTAACCTCATCTGGGCTGTAGTTGTGGAGCTCCCTGAATATACAAGTCGCACGTGCCTCGTTCATTACTATCTCCATCTGCTTCTCAAACTCATCCTTTAACCTTGGCTTTAACTCAGGCGCATCAGGGATTGACGCAAAATCTAAGTCTCTAGCCAGCCTCATCTCGTTATTCCTAAACATATCATCATTCTTGATGACAAATGGCATTCTGATAACACTCATCGACGGTCTTTTGTGGTAGATCCCAGAGTATGTCAACATGTGGCATGCGTGTAGCCTAAGTAATCCTGGCAAGGTCGTAAAGTCGACATTTGATATATTGTCCCTCAACCTTAAAACTTTCTCCGAGAACCGGATAACACTTCGAGCCCTAAGTACTCTTTCTCCGAAAAGCGTTATATCTTCACCTTTACCCTTTGTCTTCCTGATCCTTTCAACATTATTACTGAATTCTATAGACACGGCCGGCAACTTGATCCCGAATATGCATGAGATTGCATTCAATGCATCACCTAACTCAGGAGATGAAACAAGAACAGAAGCTATGAATGCAGCATACTTCCTCTGATCCTTGAGCTCTATGGATTTTGACACATGTTCAGACCAGATTGAATTAGTGGTCGGAGATGCTGTAGACATGGAGGGTTCGGTGTAGTTCAAATCAGAGATCGTGAGGTGATTATCACTAGTTGGCGTGAGATCAAACAGTACAGTTACATCAGGAACTTCGTTGCCTACAGCTTTCCTCAAGCATGATCTAAGAGACAACTTCGGGATGGTGACGTCATAATCGGTGTAGTACATAGTAAACACCTGATCCAGGTAGTCTTTGAATGGAGATAATGACTTCTGGGAGCATAACTTCCTTAGGTCTTGCAATCTCTTTTGGAGCATTCTCTTATCTTTATTCATGGCTACAATCAACTCTCCTGGCCTCATCAATCTTAGCGCACCGCTCTTTGTCATATTATCGCAAAACTCTAAGTATGTTTGCATCTGGGGTGTTGATTCTATGATCTTTGATATCACCTTGGGATTTATGTTATCAATTGATCTCAGTACTGAGGCAAGTTGTGTCAGCCTTGTACCAGTCAAGGGATTCTCTGGAACCACTGACCCTAACCTCGCTCTCAATTTGTCTACAAGCCAGTTCTTTATCTCACGACCATCAAGTCTACCCTGTATAGACGGGAAATACTCACCCATAATTATAGATCGATGGGCTCCTTGCCTCTCAGGAAGATTGTTTATGAGGAATGTTGATATGACCTCAATTAACTTTGGAGAGCTCTCACCAATTAAGACCATGTCAGCTAAAAACTCAGAAGATGATGTTACGGATGATATTGAAGACAATTCAAGAGCCGTCGGCACCCTTATCCCTCCAGCTTCAACCGGTATGAGGAGTAGTGCCTTAATAGCATCTACGGGTATATCAGGGAATATCCTTATAAGATCAGACATACATTGGAATAGAGGCAAAAACTCACATGCCATGGCAGGACACCCAGCCTTCGCTAATGCACTAGCTTGTGAAATGTATGTCATGAACCGTGTTGTCGTTAGCTGAAGATCTGCAGTATCTTCCAGCATCCCAAATGAACATAGCTCTTTGGAATAGGTGGGGGTTAGGGCTCCTTCTATACAAATCTCACCAAGGTACTCCCATACGCGCTCTGAACACATAGTCTTAGAGAAGTTGAACTCGAGCCCATGACGCAAGTAAACTTCCTGTATCCTTTTGGCAATTGCTTTAACCTCATCCTTTGTCATTGAGCCAGGAAGAACCATCTTCAATAAGCCGTCATCAGAATAGGTGAGCATCGACCCATTTATATTAGATTCCTCTAGAGCAATTTCAAGGATGACTGCATGGCTAGATGTCCATACAAAGTTGAGGAAACCTTCGAATGCACCCCGAACAGGTGGTAAACAGTTCTTGAAACCTCGTGTATTGTGAGTAACTACAGAGCACTTAAATAACAAGTCTATCCGTCTCAGAGCATCGCACCCTGTCATCTCGGCCAGAATTTTCCCATAGGATCGCAAAAGCTGGTGTGGGTACTTCATTGAAAATGACGAGAGATCAAATGAGACAAATAGGTTTCTATAACCTTCTTTTACCCTCAGCATGGAATCAGCCATTTGCTCAAGATCACCCTTTCTATTCTGGTACGACTTTGTTATTGAGACACCCATCTGTTTCCTGGTCAACTGCTTTGCAATACGCTCGATCCTAGTTGTAACTGATTTGAGGGCTTGTTCTCCCATGTAAAACATCCTAGTAAGTTCTTTGTGTTTCTCGCCCAGCTTAGGCTCAGTCAAGACCAGGTAGATTAGGTCCGGATTCTCATCGAAGAACTTCTCAATCTCACATACTTCAATCTCTTCGGGAGACTTGTTTGGGAATCGCTTCTCGAACTTCTCATACACCTCTACAAGCCTTCCAAACCGTCTAAATGCAGGCTCACCTTTTAACTCATCAATCCCACGCAGAGTAGTCTCCACATCATTTACGGGTTTTGGATCAGGAATGTGCTCAGATCTCACAAACATCATTGAATTCTTCACCTTGCTGAATTCTCTAATATGGCGCATTGTTGAACCAGAGAATGGAGCACTTGATTTAGAAGAGGGTTGGAGTAAAAACAGCTCTGGGTTCTGGAATGACGTAACAGCCTGAAATTTCGTATGGGCAAATTTCGAAGGGTCCAAACTCTTCACTGCCTCCATAGTAACGGATGGTTTATTCAATGTGGTGATCAGATCCCGATCTCCCCTATATGGCTCCAACCTTGCATCATATCCTGCAGCTTTTGCCGCTATGTACAATCTTTTCCTCAGATTGTATTCATAGACAAGTTCTGTATTCTTATCTATTGTCTTGCCATCAACTAATCCTGATAACTTTGCGAAGGATTTGTCCAAATCAATGTCAGGGTGCAGGACTATCTTATACATGTGAGAAAAGTTCACTATGTCTTTAGAAGACCTAAATGCTTCTTTCAAGAAGTCAAGGAAGTAGGATGAACATTTCACTTTCTTCTCTCCCATCTCTGCGAGTAGCTCTGACTTTGAATCCATGATATTATCTGTGTCTTGCGATATGACACAAATGTTCCTGGCTGCCTTCATTGCCTCTCCAACATATTCAGGGTACTGGAGCCCAACCCTGCAGACACATCTGATCAGCTTCTCCTTAAACTGTCTGTATGAGTACCTGAGTGGTATATACTGCAGCGTCTCAATTATATTAGATAACCCCTTATAAAACTCACAAACCTTATCGTAGTGAGTCTTGTGTCCGACAAAGACTTTCCCCCGATGACTAATGAAGAATAGATCATGTATTCTGCAGCACTCATAGTCAAAGGCACTGTATGAAGGCAGATCTTTAATAGGCTCCTTCAAACCAAGTGCAACCTCCAACTCGCTTGGCGGTGAATGAACTGCATTCATATACTTTGAATTCACAGTGCCTGTCAGCTTGTAAATTAAAGACTCAATCTTTCTACAGTTGATGAAATCATTGTAAACCGTTTTACCAGTTTCTGATAACATGTATGCAGCTTTGTCGTAGTTGATGTCTGTTGACCTCTCTGCAATTAACATTCTCGACTCCTTATAGGCGACCTTGACAAACTGAGGTACACTGATCCGATCTGATCCTTCCTCTAAGTCTTCTATAAATCTGTACATGTTGTGGTTGCCGTTAAATGTCAGCTGAACTTCAGTTTTGCCAGCTAGGATGTCTTCGTAAGCTGACATTAACTCAGGTTTCACTGTAGAGAGGAATTCTGAGACCCATGCTGGCCGTGACACTGAATCACAGAAAATCAGCCCTTTTAACCTCTGTCCACCATATGTGGTGCGTGTCTCTCCAATATCGAGTATTGCGCATAGTGACCGTGTCACTGATTGAATGTTCAGTATCCCCATCTTAAGCTTCAGTGTGTTTGTTTATGTGC